AAAAAAATAGAAGCCATGGAAAGATATGCAAGAAAATGTGATGCTACGGGACGTGGGATGAACGAGGGATATGTTGTTGGAGCAGGTGACCTACACTTCTCTGAAAAACAACACTTGATAGATTACTTACGAGGTGTAGAATGGGAAGATAGCAATGGCGTTAGTTCAAGCGACATGAAAACAGATGATGACTTGATGGATTACTTCTACAACGAGGAGTTTTACTACTACACGGAGTGGGAAGAGATTGATGACGATGTATATTATGATGAGGATGGAAACGAGTATGAACTTTAAAAACTATGGACATGTACAAACTACTTGAGAGTGATGGAATGGGATATTTCAATACTCACACTGAATGGCTAACAATAGAGGAAGCTGAATCAATGCGTGATGAACATGCTAAGGACTTCCCCGAATCAGATTGGATAATAGAACAGCACGATGATGAACCACCAAACGAAAGGCATTATAATGAAGATGCATGTGACGGATGGGAAGACATATACCCTATATACTAACTTTAAAAACTTAGAACACATGACCAACCTACATGACTTCGTAGACTCCATCATCGAGAATGGTGGAGCTACATTCAATCTATCGACAGGTACATCCCCAACATCTGGCTATGCGGTCAGTCTGAAGGGAGGCTCACAGGTACCAATAGATGACACAAGACAATCGATCGAGCATGCGCTGTATAACTTCTGTGCTGTACACGGGCTAGAACTATCTATACCCGAGAACAACATAGGAGGATGGGTAGACGATGGATGGCTATACCTTGACGTATCAATTGTTCTTCCAAACCTAGTGGACGCAATATTGATGGGCAAGATTAACAAGCAGAAGGCAATCTTCAACCTTGATGACGGACATTCAATCGACTTATGATTGTGAGTGTTGAAATCAAAACAGCTAAAAATCTATCAATCAATCGGTTAACTATTTTCAGTGTTGACTCGTGTTGATTTAGTGTTGATTTTTTTTTCTGAAAGCCTTGCTACCATTGACTTTGTGTCGAAATGTTGATTTTGAGACAAAAACTAGCGTGAAATTAAAATACTATGGTAGTACTATACTACTATATATATATATTTATTTTTTTTTTCTCTATAGAAGAGTAAAAATTAACATTCTAACACAAACCTAGCAGTACCAAGGGTTACAGAATTTCAAATCAACACTAAACCGACACAAACCAACATTTTTTAACACTAATCACTAAAAACCAACACTAAATGAAAGAACAGACAGCGGTAGAATGGCTATTCAGCCAATTAATGACAGAAGAACAGATGACTACAAATGAATTAATGAATATATACGGCTCCGCCTTAATAATGGAAGAGGAGCAGATAGCTCGTGCAGAGGAATTTAATTTCACTTATAATAAACACATACAAACTATGAAAGCAAAAATCAATCCTATCCTCCGATATGTCGAGCTGACTTACGGAGTTGAGACCAAGACCATCCAGTTTGAGGACTTGGACGAGTGGTACACCATCGAGTTTGCCGAGGGCAAGTTTGACGTACACTTCGACTACATGCAGAAGCATGAGTTTACGAACGAGAAGGAGTGGCTAAACTACATCATACAGGCATACCCGTACAACAACGATGTTGACTACGAGTACCAAGTGATAAAACAAATAGAGCTAGAGCTATGATAACATACCACATATGCTTTGAGATATCAAAGGGTCTATGTTCGGGAGTGAACGTAGATGCGAGGAGTTATGCCGAAGCCTTAAAAAAGTTTGGCGATAGTAATAACATTATATATATTTGCAAGTTATGAGGGCATATAAAATCAACTACATTGTATTCGGAAGGGATAGGTATGTAGACAAGGTATGGGCGAACAACGAGGACGATGCCACACTATACTTCAACATGTTCTTCAGCGACATGGGTGCAGTAATCACATCGATCGATACGTCAGTCGTTCAATTTTTAATCGAAGAATTTAATAATAATTAATTTAAAAACAAAAACTATGAAAACTTTATTGATGACAGTAGGATTAGCACTAAGCTATACAGCAAGTGCACAATGGATGACAAAGACGGTTGACAATGGGTTCGACCCGAAGTACAACATTGCTTACACGGACAATACTAAGATGCAATGGCTCAAGCTTGAGGACTACAACAATGGTGTGTCCTTTTACATTGGAGGTGTTTACGTGTGCGATGATGATGTAGATGTAGACATATCGTTCTTAGTAAACGGAGAGTACAAGAAGTTTAATATTGAGCAGTGCGATGTATCAGAGGATAGAAAGACTGTTTTTTTCACAGACAATTTGGAAATCAGTGAGATGTTACCAAGCTTTATTGCTTCAACGTTGGTAAAGGTAAGAATCAATGACATCACGTGCGGTGAGTCAACATATGAATTCAAGATGAACAACAGCACGAGTGCCTTTAACTTTATCGATAATAATTGAAACACTTTGTAATGTATCTAGTGGTATGGGTGAGCCAAAACTTATCCATACCATTTTGGATGGTAGGTCACGTACACCTATCGATGAATGTGTACGCTGACATCCACGAGGTACTTATGTCGTGTGGTATGAATATTATCGTGGCGATAGGATTTATTATTGACTATAAAAAAACTAAAAGAGATGAAAAAAGATAAAATAGACATAGCTATCATGCACTGCTACAGACAGCTGTACGCACACTCGACACCACCTGCATCGTTTGACGAGCTATTTAATAACGCAGAGATAAACGAGATGGGTCAGAAGGTCATACCATACAGGGACTATGAGATAGACGAGAAGGTGTTCGATGAGATAGTAGAGGACACGATTAAGATTTACAAGATAAAAGAGAGAGGCTTCCGCCCCAGCATACTACTTGGGTGCAGTCCAATGTTTACTAAAACTTAAGACATGACAAACTTTTTAATATCGTTGACAGTCTTCACGTTATCGTGCTGGCTATCAATACAACTTGTAAGGTACAGATTTATAGCATTTTCATTCATAATGATAGGCATGGTGTCGTCTGTATTCCTTGTATACACAATGATTATTGCATTTGGAGAATTAATAACTTAAATTAAATAAAAATGAGAACAATTAAAACAACGATGTTATTCATAGGGATATCGGTAACATCATTCGCACAAAACTTTAAAGGACTAGACTCTGTTAGCTATGTAAAAGGTGAAGACCTATTCATAAAAAAGGTAGATAATCTAGATGAGGCGTTGCGTGTATCAATGCGTGTAATTGACAACAATGACGTAGACACAAACTCTGTAGAGGTTGAACGGGACTCTGAGGTACCAATATATATATTTTGGGAGGACAGAAGAAACAAATACAAGGTGTACCTATTCTTTTGTCATAAGAACAAAGAGGGTGGATACAACGTAGCTGTCCTTCACCAAGACAATGTTTATTCAGAATTCACTGGCTTCGGCACTTATATATACAGATATGACCCAAAATAAAGCATGGAACGACCTGACAGAGGAAGATAAGATCTACCGAACGGGATATAGCTCGTGGTACATAGACCACGGGGTAAAGATAGAGCTATTTGATGTAGATAATCGCATTAAGATAATGAACACGATGACATCTCACGACAAGTACGAAGACATAACTGACTTTCAGTTGCTCGTGTTTGAGAACAATGGCTGGCTAGCAGGATGCTACAACCTGAACATCGATGTGGCCGAACGAAAGATCAAGAAGGTAGAGTCATTGATGCGTTATGCTGAGATGGACTCCGATTTGTATAATATCGTGGAGCTCACGGACAGAAAACAGAAATTGTTAATAAAAAGAGAAAGATATTCATTGCTATTAAGCGAAATTTTATAATCTTTGTAACCCCCTAATTAAATAAATATATATGGCACACTGGAGAAATCTAATGAAAGACAACAAGTACCTAGGCTCGTGGGACTTGGAAGTGAATGGAAAATACGAGCCAAAGGTAGTAACAATCGATCGGATATACCAAGACGTATTTGTCGGAGAGATGGGCAAGGAGGACAAGGTCTTCGTTAAGCTAAAAGAATTTGACAAGCCAATGATATGCAACAGGTCAAACTTCAAGCGCTTAGAGACATTCTTCAACTCATTCAATGCAGAGGAGTACGTAGGCAAGCAGATCGTAATGATGACAGAGAAGGTAAAGAGTCCACAGGGTTTGGTTGATGCGCTACGATTTAGCGTCCGACCTTTACCAAAGAAGGAGCTACCGACACTAACAGCTGAACAGTTAACAAAGGCTATCGAAGCCTTGGAGTCTGGCAGGACGACCATTGACAAGATCAAGAAGTCGTACACTATTACTAACGAACAAATGGAGATGCTAAATGAAATTAAGAATTAGATCATCGTCATGCGCACCATTGTTCTTGGGCGATGACGGGCTTACTGACATCCAGTTGGCAAAGCTTACTGAACTAAAGTCTAAGATAAAGTTGACAGAGAAGCAGGCAATTGAGCGTGACAAACTGGAGCTGAAGAAGGACTCAGTTGAGCTAAGTACAGGAGCCAAGGGACTTATCGAGGACATCATCGACACACAGGTGTACAAGTACGAGGAGACATTCTCCAACTCAAAGACACAGAAGGGATGGGACGTGGAGTCGGAATCGTGCGAGATATATAATCGTATCTTCTTTACGAGCTACCACAAGCAGGAGGCGTTCGACCATTTCTACGAGCTGAAGTATGGCATATCGGGTGGTCACCCAGACATTGTTGATCGTGAGAATAGGAAGGTGATCGACTTAAAGTCGTCATGGTCGAAGAAGACGTTCCCCAAGACAGTCAAGAATGCATACGACAGTGGGTATGAGTGGCAAGTAAAGCACTACCTGTACATGCTGACTAAGATTACTGGTGATGACTGGTCTGACGGTGAGGTTGCGTTTATATTGACAACCACTCCAGAGGAGTTGAAGCCAGAGTATGAGCACGACAGCCTGCACTACATGGAGGACTTAGAAGATGAATTGAGGGCTACGATAGTACCCGTGAAGCTTACGAGCGATGATATTGTCAAGATGGACAAACGGCTAGCTGCTGCCGAGAAGTATGCAAATGAGTATTATAATTTATTAAAATCAAAAAACAAATGAGTGAATTTAAAATGAGGGGGATTATGAAGGTGATCAATGACACGGTTAAGATCACGGACAAGTTCCAAAAGCGAGAGTTTGTATTGAACGAGCCTGACGAGAAGTATCCACAGGACATTTCATTTCAGCTCACACAGAACAACTGTGAAAAGTTAGATCAGATCGCTGAGGGTCAAGAGGTCGAGGTATGTTTTCGTATCAGAGGACGTGAGTACCAAGGCAAGTACTTCAACAACTTAGAGGCATGGAGGGTTGATCCAATCGAGGTGGCACATGTAACAACTACTCCGCCTGTCGTTGTAGGTGATGCTGACGACACTGACGCAGACTTACCTTTTTAATCATGTTGTTGTTTTATTATTTATTTTCATCAGTATTCATGTTTGGTGTACTGCATGATCGATTGGTAGATGGAGTAGGTCAGTTCATCATTATAATATGGTGTCTAACCCTAGGATGGATATCAATGCCAATCTTCATCGGCCACTGGCTAGTAAGCATGATGAAAAAGAATTAGGTTAATAAGTCGGGATGTGAGATGGTCACATGATTATGGGTTCGATTCCTATCCCGACTTCACTTCATAGGTACAGTTAGGGTTCTGTGGTTAGCCAACCATTTTTGGAAAAACTCTGGGTAGGCAGTTATGGATGGCCTACCCTCTTTTTTAAGTAATCAATTTAATTTAATATATATGTGGTATTCAAATTCAACACAAGGTACGGTTGACAGCATTGTCGACTCTGTAATTGTTCGATTCAAAGATAGATCGATCAAGGGAATCAAGAAGTATAACAACACTATGGACAGAGACGATTTATCTGTCACTGAGTGGATAGACCACGCCATAGAGGAGCAGATGGATAACATACTATACCTAACCAAGCTAAAGAAGGAACTAAGCAAATGATAACTTACTTCAAGACCATTAACGATACATCTGAGCCTTTCTATAAGGACGTCTCGATGGCAATCGATAGGATAAGGAATGGTGCCTCTAAGGACAAGGTGATGGCTGTAAGGAACTCATCTAATAAGGAGGAGCGTAACGATAAGAAGAAGAAGCTACCTGCTATATGTTTCTCTGGGACATTCAGCAGGCGATCAGACAATGCGATTATAGAGCACAGCGGATATATATGCATAGACTTTGACGGATTTAAAAATGAGCAGGACTTATACAACAAGAGGGAGGAGTTGATGGCTGATAAGTACAGCTACTGTGTGTTCACGTCACCATCTGGTGATGGAATAAAGGTTCTGGTTAGTATACCAAAAGACCCAATGAACCACAAGAAGTACTTCTCAGCACTTAAAAAATATTATGATTGTGATGAGTTTGATGTCAGCTGTAAAAATATTTCACGTGTTTGCTACGAGTCTTATGACGAGGACATATACGTAAATGAGCTGTCGTCTACGTGGACAGAGATGGACTCTGACTCGTCTGACGTTGTATACGTAAGGCCAAAGATCGTTATAAACGACACCAACGAGATAACAAGAAGGCTTACCATCTGGTGGAACAAGAGCTACGGCATGGTAAAGGGACAGAGGAACAACAACCTGTTCATCCTAGCGTCAGCATTAAATGAGTTCGGTATACCACAAGAGGAGGCAAAGTCTGTGTTGATGTCGTATGACGATGGGGACATGGAGAAGGAGATAGGCACGATTGTATGGTCAGCGTATAGGAACATTGCATCACACGGGACAAAGTTCTACGAGGACATAGACAAGACGACCAACATAAAGAACGACCTTAAGAAGGGTGTACCAGAGAAGGAGGTCAAGGCTAATCATAACGTAGACGTTATCGACTACTTGATAGAGACGGCTGACAGCAATACCTTCTGGACCAAGACAAGCAAGGGTAAGATCGATCTAGTACCTCACCTGTTTAGGGAGTACCTGAGGATCAATGGGTTCTATAAGTACTACCCAGCTGAGTCTAATAACTTTGTATTTGTTAGGGTTGTTGACAACACGATATCTGACGTAAACGAGGAGGTGATAAAGGACTTTGTACTTGAGTACCTGTTAGGTATTGACGACATGTCTGTGTACAATTTCTTTGCTGTAAATACGAAGTTTTTCCAAGAGACGTTCTTAAACTACGTGTCAAAGGTAGAGCCAATGTTCATGGTTGACACGATAGACGACTCGTACATATACTACAACAACTGTGCTGTAAGGATCACGAAGGACGATGTAGAGATAATAGACTACAGGGAGCTGAACGGGTATGTGTGGGAGAAGCAGAAGATCGGTCGTAACTTTATAAAAGCACCAAGCGATGTATGTGAGTTCAACACCTTCATCAAGAACATATCTGGTGGTAGCACTGAGAGGATGAGGTCAATGGAGTCAACACTTGGATACCTCATGCACAGCCACAAGCCAGCGAGCTACTGTCCTGCTGTTATACTTAATGACGAGGTGATCAGTGACAACCCAGAGGGAGGCACGGGCAAGGGGATATTTGTAAAGTCTATCAGTCACATGAAGAAGATGGTGATAATAGATGGCAAGGGGTTTAGCTTCCAGAAGTCTTTCCCATACCAACGGGTACAGGTAGACACGCAGACCTTAGTGTTCGATGACGTCAGTAAGAACTTTGACTTCGAGAGGTTGTTCAGTATAATTACTGAGGGTATAACACTAGAGAAGAAGAACAAGGACGAGATACACATACCATTCGAGGACGCACCAAAGATTGTCATAACGACAAACTATGCGATCAAGGGCGCAGGCAACTCGTTCGAGAGGCGTAAGTGGGACTTAGAGTTCAAGCAGTACTACAACAAGTCGTTTACTCCAGAGAGTGAGTTTGGTCACATGTTGTTCTCTGGATGGAGCAAGTCTGAGTGGACTAAGTTTGATAACTACATGATACAGAACATACAGACGTATCTATCTAGTGGATTGATAAAGAGTCAGTTCATGAACTTGAAGACTCGTAAGTTTATCGCTGAGACAAGCACTGACTTCTGGGAGTGGGTAACGGCTGATGACAATGTAGACACAAGGCTTGGGTCGGTATCTATAGGACAGACAATATACAACAACTTTATTGAGGAGTACCCAGACTACGGTAACTATGGACGGTATAAGATATCCCACAACAAGTTCTACAAGTGGCTAGACGCCTATGGTAACTTCAAGTTTGGAGAGAAGCCTAGGATATTTAGAAATGCAATGGGCAAGATGGTAGAGTTCATCGCCAAGAAGGATGAGAACACAGAACTAAACTTTTAAACATGAACCTAAGACCATATCAGGTAGACATATCGATGAGGGGTGCAGACATCATAGCTAGGCACAACATACTCTGCCTAGCGATGGAGGTTAGGCTCGGCAAGACCTATACATCCATGGAGGTGTGTAGGCTATCTGGGGCTAAGAACGTGTTGTTCTTGACAAAGAAGAAGGCTATATCATCTATACAGTCTGACTACGACACCATGCAACCACCATTTGACATCACCATTACCAACTACGAGAGCATACACAAGATCAAGCAAACTCATTACGACTTTATAATATGTGATGAGTCACACACCATGTCAGCGTTCCCTAAGCCAAGCTTAAGAGCAAAGCAGGTTAAGCAAATGATATATTTAAACAACGGTTGCAGGTTGATACTAATGACAGGTACGCTGACACCAGAGTCTTACTCTCAGATATACCATCAGTTCTACGTACACCCGATGAATCCATTTAGGCAGTACATTAACTTCTATCGATGGGCAGATGACTACGTTCATAAGTTCCAGAGGAAGATAAACGGGCTGATGATAAATGAGTACTCAAAGGGTAACGAGACAAAGATAATGGGTGCTATATCAAGCTACGTTATATCGTACACACAAAAGGAGGCTGGGTTCAGCACTGACATTGACGAGGAGGTACTGTACGTAGAGATGAGCGACAAGACAAAGATGAT